TTTCTCCAAGAGAGGACTTCCGGACGACATTCACCGGACCGCTGTACTGCGTCCCGTTGACAGTGACCTTTTGCCCTTCCTTGACGAACTCGAATTCATCCACGCCAGCGCCGACGGAGGCTTGCCAGGGGAATCCGTTCTTAGAACTCACCACGACTTCCCGTGCTGCCGGTGTATCGCGAGAGACAATTCCGGTGGCGATCAGTTGGCCACCTTCAACTCGGATCGCATCGGTATGGCCAACACCCGAGAGTGGATCGTGTCCGAAGCGGATCGGCCTGGCCTGCGATGGGACCGATAGACCGGCTAGATCGATGATCACTGGGTAACGCCAGCCAGCCACACGCATCGGTCCACCTGTGTAGGCGACCATGCGGAACTTAGGCAACGACGCTGCGGTCGAACCGTCGGCTGCCGCATCGATGTCGAAGACAGCCGTTGCGGAAATGCTCAGTTGGCTCTGGTTTTGCTGGGGCTTAAGCGTCATCAGCGGGGACCTCTTCGTCTTCGACATCTGCGTTATCCTGTGATGGAGCGGGAGAAACTTGCTCGATGGTTAAACCGAGCTGCGACATAAGAGCGATTTCCTTCGCCCGTTGGCGAAGTTGTGTTTCCCAGTCTTGACCTCGCTTGGCGTATTCGTCCGCCAGTGTTGTGGTGTGACTTGCTAAACGAGTGGCTTGGGCCGAAGCTTCCTTCGCGGGATCGACATGTTCGTGCCCATCCCAGAACCATTGGTGTGGCCATTGGGCAAATGGACCAAGTCCGTCGGGAAGCAGACCGGGGAGAAGAGCGGCTTCGTCGAGCCAAGCGGCAAGAATGCGATCGAGTATGATTCGCTCGAGATTCGACTGATCGACTCGGATCGCCTTGTAATACGTTTGATGGTCCAGGCGGCCCGAGGCGTAGTTGTAGCCCGAGCTGTTACCCGCAGCGACGTTGAACGGCATATTCAAACAGCGTGCGATTTCGTTGAGCAATTCATGTTTAAACTCACCATAGGTTGTCGATGGTTGCTCAGCTTGCATCTGAGCCATCTTCCAACCACCGGGCATCGTCACCAATGCTCGCTTCTCAAGTTCGATAGGTTCAAATGGTTCAGCCGCATCTGCCTCTCCGTTGGCCGGCGCGTCGGTGTAAAGGATCCCGGCAAAGTCTGCAGCAGTTTCAGCAGCCGCCAGAACAGCAAGAGTGAAGCGGCGAAGTTGTGCGAAGAGTGGCAATGCCGGCATGATGTCCGGAATGCCGCGGGTTTGTCCTGGGCGATCGGCTCGAAACCAGTGCAGTACGGCATCAGCACTGATGCGGTCGTAGTCGCTGCGAGCCGAGTAAAAGCCATCACCTGGGTGAGTGCGAAGGATGTGGTATTCGATTGGATTCCCAGAGGAATCAAACGCGATCCCATCCACGGCGATGGTAGAAAGTTGGTCGAGATCGGGCGTCGTGACTTGGTCGGCCTCGATGAGGCGAAGGTCGAGCTGGACCTCTGTATTGAGGCGAGGATTGTTCGTGAGGATTGCGAATGATTCCCCGTCCGTGGCGCGTGCCATCCGCATCGTGCGGAGTTTTTCAGCCAGATGCACCGAGCGAGCCCAGAGCATGAAAGCTTGCTCGATTCGACGATTGGCTTCGGAGTTGCCAGTGAGCATTTGCAACCGGGGGCCGGTTCCGACTACGTCATGCGCCAGGGTCAGGACGATCCCTCGGGCATACGAGTTGTTGGCCGTTTCATAACGAGCACGGTTCCTGAGAATCCGGCGGACAGCGGCGCTATTGGATGCGTTGGGCGAGAGCCCGTCGGCATTGGCCCAATGTCGTCGATTGTCGTCAGTGGTCACCGCAGCGTCGTAGCGTGCGCGTACAATCCTCGCAACGCTTCGTACTTGCGTGGGTGTACACTTTGGCGACCACCAATTGGAAATCCAGGACAACACGGTTACTCGGCCCCCGGTGGTACGAGTTTGTTGAAGACCAAGCCACGGCGCTTTGATTTCGCGGCTTGCTTGGATGCTAGATAGCGATCAGCTTCGATCTGGTCGGTCAGCTTGTGCTGCTCGATACTTCCAGCATCGCCCGATGCCTTGGCAGGACCTTGCGCGTTTTCGGTGATTGCTTGTTGAAGATCGTCAGACATTCTGGCAACGTGACCTGTAACTGAAGGACCCGGAACGCAGGCTTACCCCTCACTTACCTATGCCAGAAAATCTCTCCCGTGCGCGCAAAAGAGAATGTTTGCAAACCTCGTTGCTACATGTAGCGATCTTGGTCGCTGGTGGTCGTGATCTCGTAGGTCACGATCCGTCTTCCGCAATGCCGGCACTCTTTACGCCTGCGGATGCGACCATCACGAAGCGGTTCGGTGTTGGTCGTATAAAAGTGACGGCACCCACACTGCGGGCAAACGATCCCTCGATCGGGGCTTTTCTGTTTTTGCTCGCTCATCGGTTTCGTTTCCTTTGGAGCTCAGCGAAACTAACCCGTCCAGACCTTGGTACGCCTCCCGACTCGCTACCCGAAAGAGCTACTCCCTGCATCGACGCTCCAACGCAGCAGCCCACGATGCAATCGAGCCAGTGGTTGTCGGTTCGCTCTGGGCGCTGCTTCCATTCATCCACCGTGCGACCCCGGCCCTCGGTGCGCACTCGGTACTCGGCCGATAGGTGCTCAGCCAAGAGACGATGGGTCTCAGGACTGGTTCCAAAAAGGGACAAGCAACCTCTGCTCCCCATTGAAACTGCAAGGCGAGCATGGACGAAGGTTTTCCAGTAGTTTGTGTCATACACCACGTGCCGAACGGCTCGCTTGCCATGGATGTTGGGGATCCTCCAGTTGTGGCCAACGCGGTCCCCCGGGCGACGTTTGTATTCGGAAAACGGCTGGCTGGAGGCTCCGACGAACCGGCCGTGGCTCGGGATTACGATCCCCGCATTAGCGCTTTGCCTGCAGAACTGGTAGACCACATCGGTCGAAGCCCCCCAGTTGGCATCGATAAGACAGCGCTCGATTCGCATCATGGCACCATCATCCCGTCGCCATTCCCTGCCAATCAGATCCCCGGTCAATTTCTCAAGACCAGCGTAGATGTTCCCCTCGAGTCCTCCGGCCTTCGTGACAGTCGCCAGCGTGCTCCTTGCATCCCGTAGTGTGAAATACGGCCGTTTCTGGTCCGGGTAACTGCCATAGTCGATCAGGTATCCGGTGAAGTCGCCTTCCCAAGCGACCACGGCGTAAAACAACAGCGTCGCCTGGACGTCTACGAACATCGTTAGATGGTTGGTGGAGATCGGAACAACACGCCTGTCGATCCGGTTGAACTTGGCAGCGATCTGATCCGGCGTCAGTTCGTTGTCGTTTGCCTCTTGCTCTGCAAGAGGTTCGTTTTGGTACTCGGCAAAGAACGCGGCTTCATCCTGAAGCTTAAGATTCATCGCATGTTGGATGGCCGACAGTTCATCATGGTTGTACCGCTGCGGCCAAGCGATCCGCGATCCCAGGTCCATAGCCGCTCGATTCGAACCGTAGAAATCAGTGGCCATGGAAAGATCTCCACGGCTACGGAGGCTCTCGGCGCGGAGCTCTGCGTATCTGGCCCAGAGCTTTTCGTCGCTTGGGAACTCATAGACCATCCGGGTCCTTTCCCCGTTCCATTCGGGGTGTTTGTCACGCGAGAGGATGTTGTCAGCCATATCGCCTGGGCGGATGACCGTGCAAGGCATGATCCCAGAGATCTTTTTACCTGGGCCCGAGAGACCCAAGATGGCCCCTGCGAGGATACTCTCGCGAGTAGCACACTGGGAAAGGGACCTGGCCGATTCGTCGGTTTGGGGATCGTCGATGACCACAAGAGTGGGGCGAACGGTCCTGCCATCGGATCGCTTGTATTTCATACCTCGGATCCGACCGGTGATACCAGCGACCTTGATGATCGCTCCGCTTGCGATGCTTCCGGGCATCGTCGGCAGGACGATCTCCTTGGCGGTCCACCCGATGTGGGTTCGTTCCCCTTTGTAAAGCTGTCCATTACAGCGGTTGGCGATTCCATCGAGGGATTGGATGGGGAAAACGACCTCGGGGTAATCCGCAAGGAGCAGCTCGTTTCCATCGAGTTCCATCTTGATCGATTCGAGCATATCGCAGGCATGACCCTCGTCGCTACCAATGAGACATACGAACTCACGATGGCCGTTTAGAACCGCCCAAATACAAGCACA